GATGATGCATTATCGTACTTCCAAAAACTAGCGGAAGAATAATTATACGGGGGTCAAACGACCCCCTTTTTTTATGGGATTATATTTGTATTCTCAGTAATTGCTAGTTTACCTGATACGAAACTTGAACTTTGCTCATATCTTACAACATCTCTAAGGTCATTGATGAATGTTTGCACATATGATACTCTTAATACATCGATTTCCCTCTTGTCTTCATTTTTTTGTATTTCAAACTCATAATTTGTCACTGGTCTAGCAATATTGTCTGTTAACACTGAATATTCGTTTTTATCATCTAATTGCTGATTTCCCTGTTGAGAGAAAAGGGTATATCTATTCGTTGGAAATTTAAGAGCACTACCATCTAACTTAAAATCTTTATCAACAATCATTTTTGGTGGTAAAATTTGTCGATTTTCACTATCTCTTATCTCAAAAGTTTCGTAATGATGAATCGCATTCATATTTACTTCAGACCCATATTTACTCAAAGTATAATCATAAATTTGATTATCTCTTAATGGCCATTCATGGGTAATATTTGTGATACCAGCTACGAGAACAACAATGTAATCTAATTCTGCTTCGCCATATAATTGCTCTGCAATCGTATCAGGACGATCACCATCATTTATTATAAACTTATTAAAAAGACTAACATTACCTTGAAGGTACTCAAAAAGTTTGCTCCTACGAAATATATTTTTTATAGCAATAAAATCATTTGATGAATTTTTATGCTGTAAAGGTGATTGGTAAAGTATGTTTGGTAATTCCTTGAAGTATCCCATTAGTAACCTACTCCGTCTCCTGCCATGTCTTCTGCATAATCTTCATTGTAAATTGGATTAATTTCTTTAAATGTCATATTCATTCTGATAGCAACTGGTGATCCATCATCATATGTTGCGTAAGTTCCTGCATTTGTGTAATTAACACTCATACCTGTCAATGCACACACCTTAAATGCATTCAGGAATGGGTGATCTTTTCCATCATGTCGATATTTGAGTTGAAATAAATCAGGGGATTTAAGGAAGATACCCGTTGCCGATGAACCGTTAAAATCACCTGCTTTTGGTGCCATTGATTGCTTAAAGGAACGTATAATAGTCTTCACAACTTTAACTTCTTCAGGAGTTCTAGGAGTAAACGTAACGCTGAATGGAAATGATCTTAAATTGACACCTTGAAATAATAATTCGGTATTAGAATTTAGAATTTTACCAGTTGATCTTGAAATAACACTTCTTGAACTCACATTTGATCCTAACGCACCAATTGCAGCACCAGAGATTGATGCTCGGATTGCTCTACTTAAATCCTCATCTACATCATCTATATTAACTCCTTGACTTAATGCACCAATTGCTTTTTGTGCATCACCAACTGCATTTGCTGGATTGTCTATAAATCTTGTCGCAACATTCAATCCTGCTAACTCAAGTGCATTTAAGGTATCTTCACCCCAAGTTATTGAATTAGAATCATTTATTTCTTGAGGTGCTGGTAATTCAACATAATATTTGATTTTTTGATTTTCTGTCATTCTCTGATTTCCATCAGTGAAATTTATTCCACTAATCTTTGGTTTTACATTATGAAATGCACCACCAGGATCATTTCTATGTTTATCATCAAGAACAAATGACGTGCCTGGAATTCTTTTATTATTTGCATCTTTTTGAAATCCATAAATTCCCTCCACATCTATTTCTAAACCAAATCCATCTTTTGGAGGTACGTATTCAAGACATTTTATAAGTAATGTATCACCAGTTTTTTCACTTGGACTTCTTGCTATGGGGTATGATAAAAATATATTATTATTTGAAACTGTTTTAGGACCCTTGAATTTTCTATTTCTTTTACTGTTTTGCCTTAAATTTATTTTTTCACTTAATTCTGGAGCTAAATTCAGAGCATTACTAAAACCACTTCCATTACTTGAATCTGGACTATTTGTTCCAATGAATGGGATTTTAGTATTAGACCTCGCATCATTTGGTATGTCTGAAAATAGTGCCATCTATATTTTTCTATCTTGTATCAACTATTTAGACGAATACGACCAAATGGAATGGTGCGTAAGTCACGAAGTTCCATTTCATCTACTTGATATAATCCACCAATTACCTCTGGGAATGTATATTGCCTCATTTCTCCCCAGTGAAAATTAATTCCCTTGAAACCCCATGAAAAGACATCTGTTACAGCAACAAGTGGGTGGGCATCATATCTGATATTTGGTGTTTTTGGTTTATATACAAATACATAATAATTACCTGCTTGTGGAATATTACTTCCTTCTTCAAGAACACCAAGAATTTCCTGTGCCAAATCATCAGGATTTTCAGTTCCAATTAATTCCTTCATTAAGGGGTCGATACGACTCATATTCCTAACTCTTTTTCTGTAACTACCTTGAACTCCCACTGACGATCAGCACAGAACTCCCGTGCCATCTTCCATTTTGCTTGATTCTTTGCATATTCATATGCCTCACGAATATATCCTTTTGTCTGCCTTTTTGGTTTGACTGGTGGTTTTGTTTGTTTCGCTGGTTTGACTTCAATTACATATCTTCTCACCTTTCCACCTCTTTCTTTGACTTTCATATAGAAATCTGGAAAGTAACGATGTACACGATTATCGATTGGAGAACGATATGGTATTGCGATTTCTTCACTTGCCCATTCCAATATATTATTATTTTTATCACAATAGACCATAAACTTTCTCTCCCATAACGATCTATAAATGATGTTTGTTGGATCACCTTTATATTTTTTGGGGTAAGAGGGATAGTATTTTCCCTTGTAAGACATCTAAATAGGTATGATATGTAATTTTATTTAGAGTGCCAGCACCAAGACCAAGACAAATATCAGATATATTACCAAAATTGCAGAATGTTGCACAAACATCTCATTTTTTAGTTAAGTTTGCATTACCAAATAGTAGTTTAAGAAGATTTTTAAGACGTAAAGGTATAAATGATCGTTTTATTGCTGACGATGTTGGTTTGTTATGTAGCGATGCAGTTTTACCAGGTAGTGCATTAGCGACACTTAATACTGCTGGTGACTATCAAGGTGTAATAGAAAGATTTGCTCATACAAGAAATTTTACTCAGATAAACTTTCAATTTTATGTTGATACAGATTACAAATCACTCAAATTTTTAGAGCATTGGATTGAATATATTTCTGGTTCTTCAGAGGGTGATCCTGCATCAGATACTTATTATTTCCGCATGAGATATCCAAGTGAGTATAAATCTAATGATACAAGAATAGTAAAGTTTGAAAGAGATTATAATCGCTTTTTAGAGTATAGGTTTATTGGATTGTTTCCTCTATCTCTAAACTCAACACGAGTTCAGTATCAAGGATCTCAAGTTCTTAAAGCAAATGTGTCATTTAGTTTTGATCGATATGTTTGCGGTGAATCTTCATCATTAGCAAGATTATTAGGTAAAGTATTTAATAATAATCCAAATAATGGATCAAGACCAGATCCTGGTACAGGTATCCCTTACAATCAAGCAAATAAGTTAAATGAAATACTAAGTGGTACACCATTGTTAAACAGTAATCAGCAGGTGGTTAGTGGAATATCACAAATTACTGGTTTTGATTATCCATTGAATGGTGATGGTCTTGCATCATTAAATGGTGCCTTCCGTCCAAATAGATAATAGATCTCAAAAACCCCTATAAATAGTGACACTGAAGTGCTTAACTTATTATGCCATTACCACAGATATCAACACCGAGTTATGAACTAACTCTACCTTCGTCAAAGAGAAAAATAAAATTTAGACCTTTTTTAGTAAAGGAAGAAAAAATTTTAATAATAGCAATGGAGTCGCAAGACACTAAACAAATTGCAAACGCTGTTAAAGATGTTTTAGCACGTTGTATATTGACAAGGGGTATCAAAATAGAAAAATTATCTACTTTTGACATTGAATATCTATTCTTAAATATTCGTGGAAAATCAGTTGGTGAACAAATAGAGGTCATGGTTACTTGTCCAGATGATGGAAAAACACAAGTTCCTACCACAATAAATGTTGATTCAATTAAAATAAAAACTGATAAGAAACATAAAACTGATATAAAATTAGATGATGAATTTACATTAAAAATGAAATATCCATCTTTGGACGAATTTATAAAAACAAATTTTAATGTTAATGAAATAAATGTTGATGATACATTTGAATTAATTGCATCTTGTGTCGACCAAGTTTATTCTGAAGAGGAGAGTTGGTCATCTGATGAATGTACAATAAAAGAATTAACTGATTTTATAGAACAATTAAGTTCATCACAATTCAAAGAGGTGGAACAGTTTTTTGAGACAATGCCTAAACTTTCACACAAAGTTAAGGTAAAAAATCCTAATACTGGTAAAGAAAATGAAATTTTATTGGAGGGATTACAGAATTTTTTCGGATAAGTATGGCACATGAGGATCTTGCGTCATACTATAAGTTAAATTTTGCCCTGATGCAGCACCATAAATATAGCTTGACTGAACTTGAGAATATGATTCCGTGGGAGAGAGAAATATACGTATCTCTTTTACAACAATATATTGAAGAGGAAAACTTAAAGGCACAACAAGAACGAAATGGATGAGGAACAACAAAGTTTAGTATCTCCAGTCGCTGGAAGTCTGAGAGGAATTAGAAGAAGTGTTTCTTCTGGTGTCTTCACAGGTCGTTCTGCCTTGCCTCAACCAGCACCACCAGATCCACAAACAACTCAACTCCTTACACAAAATTCACTTACTTTAACATCAGTATCAAATCAACTACAAACTGTTACAGCTCAAGTTGGTCAATTAAGCACCTCACTTAATTTAATTAGAAATAACTTAGCGGTAAGTGATCAATTAGAAAAACAAAGAGAAGCAGAAAAACAAAGAAGAGAGGCAATATTAGCAGAGCAAGGTTTAAGAGAGGGGAAAGAAAGTGCTCTTGAAGCAAAAATACAAAATGCATTGCTTTCTCCAGTAAGAAGAATTGCATCAAAAGCACAGGGTATTTTAAGTAGATTTGCTAAATTCATGTTTACGTTAGCTGTTGGTTGGTTAACAAGTCAAACGCTTCAATTTTTTAAATTAAAGGCAGAGGGAAATATTGATGCATTAAGTAGATTCAAGAGACAGTTTTTATCTCAGTTATTATTTGGAACTAGCATTGTATTATTATTAAAAGGTGGTTTAGGTAAAATAGGAACTGCTTTTAGTTTTATTGCAGCAAAAGCACTTAAAATTAAACTTGGATCTATACTTAGAGTTCCATTTGTTGCTGTAGTAAATTTCTTAAGAGCAAATATTGATAATTTTAGAAATGTTCTAGTAGGTGGATTTAAAAAATTTGCATCTGAAGCACCACAAGCAATTATAAAATCTGTTGGTAAAGTTGTTACTAATCCTTTAAGTATAATTGGAGGAGCACTTGGATTTGAGGGTATAAGAAGATTTTTTAATAGAGGTGCTGCTGGTGCTGCAACTAACACAGCACAAACTGCTGGTAAAGGATTTTTAGGGAAAATTGGTTTTGGTAGAGGTCTAGGACTAGATTTCCTTATTGAACCACTTGTTAGTTTTATGAATTATAATGAAGAGGTCAAACAATTAGAGGAAGATGGAAAAGACACAGAGCAAAATAAAAAGAGAGCAGCTTTTGGACAATCTGGTGGTGCGATAGGGGCACTTACAACTACTGCTATTGCTTTGGCTGCAATACCAGAACCAGCATCATCAGTGGTGGGAGGTCTTACTCTTTTAGGTATCGGTATTTTTTCAAATTTAACAGGCAGACCACTAGGGAATATGTTAGGTCGTAAAATTGCTGGTGACGAGAATACAAAAGAAGATGAAACATCAAATGTAGATGCTAATAAACAAAATTTAGACGCATCTTCTATTATTCCAGTTAATAAAAATTTAGAGAGGATCTTTGATGTAAGTAATTTAGATGATAGTCCTCAATTTGTACCATTTGATGTTGGTGGTGGTAATGAGAATGTGGATACGAGTGGTCCTACAGTATCATCAAAAGATAGTCAAGTTAAATTACCAAATATATCTTCATCAGATTTATCGAATACATTTTTAGGTATTAGTAATTCCATGTTTAATGTAGATTAATATGTCAATACAAGATAGAAGAAAATCAGTTTTACGATCATCTATAAGTATTGATTCGATTCGTAAAACAACAACAAATTTTTCCACAGGAATTACAAAGGCACAGAAAACTGCTACTGAGATTGCAAAACAAACTGGAGAGACCAATAAATTCAAGAGTAGTCTTGTTAGAAAAGATAATGAATTTTTTGAGAGAAGAAGAGAAAATGTTAGACGTAAAGATAGAGAAGATGAATTAGAAGCATCAGGAACAAGTGGTGTTGCAAAGAGAAGTGGTAGTATTGTAGGTAAAAGCACGAGAGGATTTTTAGGTAGGATAGTAGATTTCTTTGGTATAGTGTTAATAGGATTTTTTGTAACACAACTTCCAGCGATACTCAAGAAATTTTCAATATTGTTTAAATTAATAGGTGCTCTTCTTAACGTATTAAAATTTTTTACAGATGGTATTGCAAATTTCTTAGTTGATATTGAGGAAGGTATATCAGGTGTAATTAGTAAAATTAGAGGTATTAATTTACAAGAGGATGAAAATAAATTAAGAGATCAAATTGAAGAGACTGAGGCAGGACTCAGATTATTAGATCAAGATTTAACTCGTTCATCAAATATATTTGGTGATCCAGCTAATGTTGGATTAAAGTCTTATGATGAAGTTGAAATTATAGATTCTGAAGATCCTGAAGGTAAAAAAGCAGAGGAAAAAAGAAAAAAAAATCAAGCTGAAGAGGCAAAGAGAAATGAAGAAGCTAAGGCGGAGGGTAAACCACTATTTGACCCTAAAAAATTCGACACGAGTGAAAATCTAACAGCATCTGAAAAGCAATCCGAACAAGCAATAAAGAGTGGAGACGCAAATAAACTATTAGATGGTGTTAAAAATCAAGTAGATCTTCAGAAAAATAGAGAAAAGGGAATGACACAAACATCTGCAAGAGATGAAGAAGTTAGTAATGAAGGTGAAAACTCTGAAAAGGTTAAAAAATTAGGTGATAGAATTAAAAACCTAATGAAAGGTTTATTTGGAATAGACACTGAAACAGGAGTAAGGGAAGATAAAACTAAATCGAATGTAAAAGAGGCAGTAACTAAAGCCGAGGCGGAAATAAAAAAATTAGGACTTGATGATGCACTTGCAGATGTGACAGGAAAAGAAAGTTCTAATGCGTTTGACTTGGAACCAAAAGAGGGTTTTGTCAATATACAGGGAATGTTTGATGGATTTAATAGTGATGGTATTGATATAGAAGGATTACCAGAGTATAATGATTTTATTGAGGGTATGAAAAAAAATCAAGATGTTAATATGAAAAGAAAAAGAAACAAAGTCCTTGTTATTAATCAAAAAAATAACTCTTCTGACAAGAGTGGTTCTGCTGGTGGGTTAAATAATAGCACAGGAAATTCATTACCCATCAAAAATGATAATGATAAAAATATTCTGAAAAGAATGAGATCAATTTTACTACAATAATATGGCAGCAATAGATAAATCAATTTACGAAATATTTGAAATAGAAACACCAGATGGTAGAACCGCTGATATATCAGCAGGTGTCATTGGATTTTCATATTTTGAGAATTTATTTTCACCATATCTAACTGCAAAAGTCATTGTTACAAATACAGGAACTTCAATAGAGAATGATAAAGGTGTCATGACAGGGATTTACAATGGATTACCATTAAGAGGTGGAGAAAAATTAAGAATAAAGATAGCTGGCAATTCTAAAATAAATGGTGGTTTAGATTTTTCTGATGATGAGGATAAACTTTTTTACGTTGCATCAATTACAAATGTTATACTAGAGGCAGAATCAGAATCCTTTACCTTGAATCTTGTATCTAGAGAAGCACTATCTAATGAGACTTCAAGAGTTGGTAAAAAATTTCCATCTTCACAAAAAATTTCAGACTCCGTAAAAGACATTATAAAGAATTATCTAAAATCTCCAAATAAAATAAATGTGATTACCGAGACATCAAATCCTTATGGGTTCATTGGTAATATGAAAAAACCTTTTACTATCATTACATGGTTAGCATCTAAATCTGTTTCATCTAAATCAAAAAAAAGTTCAACCGCTGGTTTTCTTTTCTTTGAGACACAACAAGGATATAACTTTATGTCAATTGATGATTTGATTGATAGACCTCCTTTCCCTAAAGATTATGCCTTCACACCTGGTTTAATGAGTAAAGACGATCCTAATAAAGACTTTAAAATATTACAGCATTCTACAAATTTTAATCAGGATTTGATTGGTAAATTGGAAAGAGGTGCTTATGCAAGTGTAAGGTATTATATAAATCCAGTTTCATTTAAACCTAATATAAATCGTGTGTTTAAGGCAAATGATTATGTAAATAATACTCCAACACTTGGGGAGAGGATTATTAATTTTTTTAAGATTGATAAAAGTGACAAGGATATTGGTGATTTGCCTAGTCGAATATTTACAGCGATGCTTGATGTTGGGACAATAGAGAGAGATGCAGATGACAAAGGTTGGGATGATGCATCAGAGAGAAATGCTGATCCAGCAAGAGTACATGCACAAGCAATGATGATGTATAACAATTTATTTAATTCCCAAGTGATTGATACACTTATACCATTGAATAGTACTTTGACTGCTGGAAATATTATAAGATGTGAGTTTCCTAGAATTGATAGGAAGAAAAGAAAAGAACCTGATCCAGAGTTAAGTGGTCTATATATGATAAAGGAATTATGTCATTATTTTGATGCGAAAGGATCGTATACAAAATTAAAATTAGTAAGAGATACGTTCGGAAGAAAATGATTGAAAATAATTTATTAAAAACTAATTTCTTAGGTAAAGATGGATTCCGATGGTGGATCGGTCAAGTTGCTCCTGAGAAGGCACAAGGAAAACAAATAAATCAGATTGGAAAATCTTGGGGTGCAAGAGTCAAAGTTCGTATATATGGATATCATCCAGCAGATGAGCAGGAGTTACCTAATGAAGATTTACCTTGGGCACAGGTTTTATTATCCTCTCAAGGAGGATCAGGTGGTGGAGGTAGATCAAAATCCTTACGAATATCACCAGGTGATACGGTTCTTGGATTCTTTTTAGATGGTGATGATGCACAGCTTCCTGTGGTATTGGGATTATTTGCAAGAACTGGACAGAGATTTGGTGGTAAAGAAAAATATAAAAATCCATTTGAACCATTTACGGGTTATACAAGTAAGGTTGTACCAGGTAAAATTATAACGAAGAATGAAGATGGTGGACAGTCAGGAAAGAAAAATCAAAAATCTCCAAGACAATTATCAGCAGATTTAGCAAAGAAAGTCGAAGCACAAACAGGTGAATTGGAAAGAACTGTATCTAAGGCGATGGGTCAGATTACATCATTTGCTGGATCTGCTGAAGTTGAGGAAGCAAAAAATGAAGTTAACAATTTAATAAAGAGTGTAAAAGATGCAACAGGACCAGAGAAAGCAAAATTATTATCTGATAGTGCTAATAAAATAAAAGGTGTGATGAATGGTCCAATTAGTGATATGGTGAGTAAGAGTTATAAAGATATGGCACCAAAGTTAAATGGTGGATTGAACAGTTTATATGATGGTGTTTTTTCAAAGGTTTTGGCAGCAACAAAAAATACTGCGATTGCTAAAAAAGCAGGAACAGCAGCACAGGCAGCAATGATCGGACCTGTTAAAGCATTACAGGCGAAATTACCTTGTGCAACTCAGAAAATAGGTGAGAGTATGTTGGGTTCCATATCTGATTTACTTGCACCTCTTGTTGATAATGTACAAAGTTTTGTGCCTTGTATTGCTGATCAGTTTACTGGTGCATTATTTAACAAAATTATTGGAGGTATTGAGGGTGAATTATCACCTGCACTTGGTGGAGTTGGTAAGATATTAGGTGGATTCGATTTAGTTAATAATTTAAGAGGAAAGGCCGAAGGATTGCTTGGGATCTCAGAGGCATTAAAATGTGTTATACCTGTTGATGTCAGTAAGGAATCAAACTTTTGGCAAATAGGTAAAGGTGCTACGAATATAACAGGAGTTGCTGCTGAAACAATTCTCAAGGTAGCAAATATAGCACAAGAGATACAAGAGGCATCAGGTTCAGTAGCAGGAACATCTGGGGCAGGTGGTTTATTAGGTAATCTCATATCAGATGTCGGGGCTTTTGATTTCATGAATCCGAATGTAAGCACTCAAGGTTTTAGTAGTGTGCTTGGTGAGTGCTATACAGGACCACCACTTAATTGTAAGGGTGTAAAAGTAAATGTATTTGGTAGTGACGGTTCAGGTGTGGATGCTAGACCTATAATCGGAGCTTTAGTTGGTGATACATTTGCAGAGCAAACTGGTAGTTTAATAGGTGTAGAGCTTGTGAATGCTGGTAATGGATATACGGTTCCACCGATAGTTGAGATTACTGATACATGTAATAATGGATATGGTGCTGTTGCAAGAGCAGTAATTGATTATGACCCCACCTCACCAACATATAAACAAGTCACAGACATATTTGTTGTTTCAGCAGGTGAGAACTATCCTGTAATTGAAGAAAACATCGACAAATCATTTACTGTAGATCATGTTGTAATTGTAAATTCTGGCGAGAATTATACTCAAAATGATACAATTCAAGATAATGAAGGCAATAATTATTCATTCATAGTTGATGATAATGGAAAGATAATAAATGTAATTACTCCGAATCCTATAGTAGATAATGTCCTACCTGTAAGGAATGTACCTGAGTTATTCATTGAATCTGAAACTGGATTTGGTGCAATAATTAAACCAATTATAACACCAAGACCAGATTATCAAGGTGAGATAAAACAAGTTATTGATTGTATTACTCCTCGTGATGGTATTGTTGGATATATTAATGGTGATCCATATTATGGTCCTTTCCATGTACACCCTGTTAGAGGTGTTAAGATGGTAGGTGCTGCACATACAACTGCACCACATGCGATAATTTATGATACACCTGCTGAGAGTAGAAGTTCAAGTGCGGTGCGAGCAGGTGCAACCACCACTATGATTACTACAGTATCGTCTGCAGAATCTACATACACACCACCATCAACACCATCAACTAATACACAAATGGATCAACAATCAACACCACCTCCATCAACTCCTCCATCACCTCCTAGTTCACCACCAAGTGGTGGAGGTGGTGGATACGGTTACTAAATATTAATACGAGATTTTTATAAATGGCAGAAAGACCACAAGATTTACAAAATTGGCAAGCAAGGCAGTATGAGTCTTTTGGAAGACTTAGGATTGATACTGGAAATCCTGAGTTGGGAACTGATGGTGCCACAGTATATGCTTTAATAGCAGAGGGTGATAGTGGTAATACAAGTTTTCTTGGAATGTCTGAGGGAGGTCAATATAATATTCTTAATGATGATTGTATCACAATAACAGGTGGGGTTACAAAATCAGGTGGTAAGTGTGTCAATATTATTGGTAAAAACGGTGATGTAACTATTACAGCGATGCAGAGTGGTGAAATACTTATTAAAGGAAAGAATGTAACAATTGATGCTGATGAGAATATGACACTTACATCTAGAAAAGATGTTAGAATAACAGGAAAGAATAGTATATTTTTTGATACACCAAATCTTGCTACAAATGCTCTTACAGGTAATCTTGCACCGAGAGATGTAACCTTTGGAGGATTAGTTTTTAGAGGCACAAAGGTTGGTGGTAATGCTTTAGATAGTGCATTTACAGGTGGTGCTCTTGAGTCTCTTAAAGAAGCTGCACCTGATATAGCGAGTTCATTAAAAGATATAGCAGGTGACATTGATACTGATGCTCTACAGAGCGGATTACAGGATGCAACTAGTGGTCTTCAAGATGCACTAGGTAATTTTGGAGGATTTGGATAATGCCTAACTTTAAGGATGGACCAGTCCCTAGTCCTAATTATGGAGAAGAGGCAAATCAATTTAGTCAAGTAACAGAGTTTACGAATGATGTTTATGTTTATGGTAAGTTATATGCAGATATAAATGCGTCTGATGTTTTCGGTGACGAACAAGTAGAAATAAAAGATTTAGTTGTCACTAATGACTTTTTTGT